TTATGGATAACTTCAACATCATCTGCTCTCGTGTACGTGATATCAGTGAAGACAAGCACAACATATTATGGCTGCACGACACATGGGATGATCCAGAGAGTCAACACTTGAAGGAGATAGAGTCTCGTCAGAGATTCAAAAAGCTCGTATTCGTTTCAAACTATCAGTTTAACACGTATCATCTTGCTCATGGCGTACAGCACAGCGAAGCGATGATCTTAAAAAATGCCATCACACCGATCCCTTCGCACGACAAGCCAGATCCTAAGGAGAGACTAAACCTAATTTATCATACCACACCTCACCGAGGATTGGAGTTGCTGTTCCCAGTTTTTGAAGCACTCTATAAGCAATGGGGTGATAGAATCCATCTTGATATTTACTCTTCTTTTAATATCTATGGATGGCCACAGCGAGACGAGCCCTATAAAGAGCTATTCGAGGCTTGCAGGAACCATCCTGGAGTCGACTATCACGGCACAGTCTCGAATGAAGAAATCCGCACAGCGTTGCAGAAAGCTCACATATTCGCTTATCCTAATATTTGGCCAGAGACGTCATGCATCGCACTTATGGAGGCTATGAGTGCGGGGTGTGCGATTATTTGCCCAAACCACGCAGCCTTGCCAGAAACCGCCACCTGCTTCGCTAATATGTACCAGATGGATGAGGATCCAAATAGACACGTCGGAGAGTTTATTGCTCTCCTACAAGCGGTTCTGCAAGCTTATGATGATGAACGACATATGGGTAAGCTTACGATGCAGAAGCTGTATGCAGACAACTTCTACAGCTGGGAAACTAGAATACCAGAATGGGAATCTCTACTCAAAAAAATATTACACGATGAAAAAAAGAATTAAAAGTTGTTGACATACGTACTTTTACCTGTTAGTATGTATACAATGTCACATGAACAAAGGATAAGACATGGGTAAGAGTCTACTCGGCTTGCGAGGGAAAAAACGTAAGCCTCGTACAGCAAAGTCTTTTGATGAAAAGTATATGGGCTCTGAGCCAGAATGGACCGACGAGGTTCCGACCGGTTCAGAAATAAGACGAGCCTATAACTGGTACAACTATTTTTATAGCACCAATGAAAAAGCAAAACTTCTCTTTGATAATTATCCAAGAGACAAGAAAGAGATCCGTCTGCTCAAAAAACTACCAGACTGGAAAATGAATTCAACTTGTTGCTATCAGGCTCGCATGATGGCTCTCGGGTGCAAGCTACCCGCTGAAAATTTAGATTATTTTAACGAGTGCATCGAAGAACTTCTAAATGAAGCGAAGCAAATTCAAGACGAAAAGAAAGAGACTAAACCCACCGCTGAAAAGCCGTCTGTTCAAGATAGGATCAAGGAGCAAATCTCTGACTATATTGGTGAAATTGAGGAAGAGATTGACCGGTTCACTCTGAACAAGTACAAGAGTGACTTCGATATGTACAAGTGGTTACGTCAAAATAATGTGAAGCAACAGCAGTCAAATGCCATTGCAAATCACTACAAGGCTCTTCTATCAGAACTTGAACTACTCGTATCTGGCAATGCCTACGACGTCGAGGGTGACAAGCAACTCGACGAGGGTTACAGTCACATGAAAAAGACTGAGAAAAAACGCTTCTTGGACTTCGTGAATGGTATCGTATCTGATGCAGCTGCAAATGCTCAAACTCAGAAAACAACTCGAAAGACTCGAGTCAAGAAACCTGCGTCTGTAGAGAAACAAATATCTCGGATGCAGTTCATGCCTGAGAATGTGGAGTACAAAATTGCTAGTATTAATCCATCATCCATCATCGGCTCTAATCAGCTATGGGTGTTCAATGTGAAATACAAGAACCTTAGAGTGTACAATGCTATGGGCCCTGCAGGGTTCTCAGTGAAGGGCACAACGTTACAAGGGTTTGATCCTGATAACTCATATGCAAAAGCTCTACGCAAACCACACGACGTTCTACCACAGGTACTCAACGGTGGTAAAAGGGTACTAAATAACCTCATGGGTAACCTGACTACAAAAGCCACGGAACCAAACGGTCGTATCAACAAGGACTGCATTCTACTGAGAGTTATAAAATGAGTGCCAATAACGTATTGAAGTTTCCTAATATAGGTACACCACCAGCTATAAATGAAACCGAATTGGCAAAACAGTTTTTGGAAAATAAAAAAGACTACGTCGATGAGATTGTAGAACACTACAGTATGCAGGTCGTGAATCGGCTAGGTATGCACGGGTTTGATATCTTTTCTGAAGAATTTCTTAACGACTATAGTTATACAACAGAGATCCTTCGAGCTACTCTATACAGATCACTGAAACTTGACCATCCATTAATCGAGCACATCGAAAAAGGAATTGCAGAATTAGAAGTTGTCGTTGATTTTGATGAAGAGGATGATTTTGACGACGATCTATAATCTATTGACATTCTATGTAAAGTGTGGTAGTATATATAATAATATATAATAATATGAATTAAATTGAGTTGTAACATGATACTCGTGGATCTAAATCAAGTTATGATATCCAATCTCATGCAACAGATTGGATTCAATAAGAATTCTGAAATCGAGGAAGACCTCGTAAGGCATATGGTGCTTAACTCACTGCGTCTATATCGCCGAAAGTTCGGTGAGAAATACGGTGAACTTGTTATCTGTTGTGATGACAAGAACTACTGGCGCCGAGATATATTCCCCTATTACAAAGCACACCGTAAGAAGGACCGAGAAGAATCAGGCCTAGATTGGCACATGATCTTTGAAGTCCTAAATGGTATTCGTGATGACCTTAAGTCTGAGTTTCCGTATAAGGTGATCCAGGTGGAACGTGCAGAGGCGGATGATGTCATTGCTACGCTGTGTCATACGTATGGACATTTAGGTATTACAAACGGTAGTAGTGAATCTATACTGATACTGTCATCAGACAAGGACTTCGTACAGCTACAGAAATACGCCAATGTAGAGCAATACAGCCCTATGCAAAAGAAGTATGTCCACTGCTCTAATCCAGCACGATATGTACATGAGCATATTCTTCGTGGTGATAGAGGTGATGGTGTTCCTAACTTCCTGTCCTCTGATGATACATTTGTAGTTGGCAAAAGACAAAAGCCACTGTCTGCTAAAAAGGTTGATGCGTGGAATGGTATCGACCCTATTCAGTTCTGTAATGAGGAGATGCTCCGAGGGTACAAGCGAAATCAACAACTCGTTGACCTAGATTTTGTTCCCGAGAATATTCAGAATGAAGTCCTTGAAAAATTCGATAATTATAAATTAAATGGTAGAGACAAGATCTTTAATTATTTCATCAAGAAAAAGCTGAAAAACTTGATGGAAGTGATACAGGAATTCTAAAATGTATTTCCAACAGATGTGTCAGTATGTCCAAACATTGTACCACATGCGTTTTCTTGAACTTGAAGTAGAAATTTTGGAAAGTAGATTCAGAGAGCATGATACAGGAAATTTGAGAACTGCTGTAAGTGTTCTGAAAACTAGAATAAAAGAAATTGAAAATATTATTCGACAGAGAGTGGAGAGTAAATACTAATGGCCTACAAAGAAGGTGTGGCAGAGATTCTTGACAGGATCTCTAAACTAAAAACAAAAAAAGAAAAAGTAGAAGCACTGCGTAGAGATCACAACATTGCAATGGAAAACGTGATCGATATGTGCTTTAATCCTAATCTTAAATTTGCACTACCAGTTGGTGAACCACCATATAAACCACAACCAAAGGAAGCTGACTGTCAGGCAACTCTCTATGCTAATCTTCGAAAATTTGGTGTGTTCTTAGAATCCGGACCATATCCGCACATGAAACCACTACAGAGAGAAGTGCAGTTCGTACAGTTTCTAGAATCTCTTGATCCCGATGATGCAAAGCTAATCATTGCAGTCAAGGATAAAAAGATGCCCTACAAGGGTATCAATCAACAGCTTCTAAACGAAGCATGGCCCGCCCTAGCATCAACTTGGAAGGAAAATGGGTAAAACATATCGACGCAAAAGAGATGTTTGGGATGATGATCCTGAAGGTTTTGAACGTCGCTCTCCAAAACACGTAAAAAAATGGTCTAAACAGCAGCGGCAGAAAAAGAAAACTCGTGAAGTATATGATGATGAAGACAACAGATCCAGCGTACATCATAGGTAATGGTGAGTCACGCAAATCATTTGACTTGATGATATTAAATGGCAAGGGCACTGTATTCGGTTGCAATGCTCTGTACAGAGATTTTAAGCATAACCAATATGTCTTACCTCACTATCTTGTTGCCATCGACGATGCTATCGTTACTGAGATAGAGTCATCGGATTTTCCATCAAAGAGAGTTCTGATACCACCTGAGGACGAGAAGTGGGAACCTGTAAGGCTACACTGGGGAAATTCAGCATCTAAAAACTGGAACCCAGCCCGACCTAGATCCAATGCTGGTATGAATGCTATACTTGAAGCGATCAAGATGGGCTATAGGAGCTTGTATATCTTTGGATTCGATTTTTTAGTCGTCGACGAGAACACTGCATTGTCCAATATGTATGATGGAACAGACTGCTACGGTCTCGACACCAGGGCAAATCTACAAGATACTCGAAATCGACTCAACTATCTTGGTTGGGTGATTGAAGAAAATCCATATGTGAGTTTTACATTCTGTTATCCACGTGAAGTCATAAATACTGGTATATATACTCCTCAAGCGATTAATGCAAGAGTACAAGATTTTGAAAGTTTATTGACAAATGGAAAAATATAGTGTATGATTTACTAATAATAGGTTTACTATTCAGTCTCGTTGGGCTATCGTTTTATGCCGGATATCAGTTTGCCATGCCTCGTATTATTGAGGCGATTTTAAATACTATGAAAGATGACAATATCATTCGCTTGGTAGAAGAAGACGACGGAGAAATTTCTATATATAGCGGAACTAAATTTTACAATGGAGTGAAAGATGTCGAAAAGGAAGGGGTCCGGTAAGGGTCGGCGAAAAATCGGATCAACCAAACGTAAGAACCGACGTAAAAACAGGAAGTGATTATGAATATCTTTGTATTGGATGGAAATCCAAAAGCTGCTGCTGAAATGCACTGTGACAAGCACATTCCTAAGATGATCGTAGAATCCGCACAGATGCTGTCGACCGCTCATCGTATCCTCGATGGTGGTGAATACCTTGCTCCATCTAAATCTGGTAAACGTATGGTCAAGCACTATCGTTTATCTCATCACGATGATTTAATCTATAAGGCCGTACACGCTAAGCATCCCTGCACTATCTGGACAATGCAGTCACATAATAACTATCTGTGGCACTATCATCTTTGGCGGCATCTTGCCGAAGAGTTTGAGTATCGTTTTGGTAAACTTCATGCATCATGGGAAAAGCTGAAGGATGTTCTCTACGATACGCCACAGAATCTTGTTTATGGTGATATGACACCATACGCTCTAGCAATGCCTGATGAGTACAAGGTCGACTGTCCCGTACAGTCATATCGTAACTACTATCTTGGCGATAAGACTCGATTTGCCAAGTGGGACAAAGGTCGATCCGCGCCAAATTGGTGGAATGATAAATACAAATAGGAGGTAGAATGCCTACTTACAGTTTTGTTGATGAAACAACCAATGAGACTTTTGAGGAGATGATGTCAATCTCTGATAAGGAAGCGTTTCTCTCCGATCACCCACATATCCGTCAATTACCACCGTCTCGAGTTAACATCATTTCAGGCCAAACTTATAGTGGTCTGAAAAATGATGGTGGGTGGAATGAGCAGATGTCACGAATTGCTGATGCTCATCCAACAAGTGCGGTGGCTAGCCAATATGGTGACAAGTCTGCTAAAGCTGTCAAGACTCGCCAAGCAGTAGAGAAATGGAAGAGGAAGAGAGCTGCAGATACTAAAAAATGATAACCCAGAAAGGTTATTCATGTACAATCATACTAACTTAGCCGTTGTCGACAATAACTATGATTTATTTGAAGAGAGACTTACAAAAAAACAACAGAGAAGATTAAAAAAGAAAGGAGTGAATGCGGGGTTTAAACTGAAAGACATAGAACCAAAAACAATAAACCAACAACGAACATTCGATGCCTATCAAGACGGTGACCACCTCCTACTTCATGGAGTTGCTGGTACCGGAAAAACCTACATATCACTCTATCTTGCTCTTCAAGAAATTTTGAGTACCTTTACAACCAAGCAAAAGTTAGTTATCGTGCGGTCGGTAGTACCGACAAGGGATATGGGATTCCTTCCAGGTAACCAGAAAGAGAAACAGAAAGCATATGAAGCACCTTATTATGGAATCTTTACAGAACTCTTTGGTAGAGGAGACGCATATGATACGCTCAAAGCCAGAGGCAATGTGGAGTTTATATCTACATCCTACATACGGGGACTTACTCTGCATGATAGTATTGTACTTGTCGACGAGTGTCAGAACCTGACATTCCATGAGTGTGATTCAATCATTACGAGACTCGGTGATAACTGTCGGGTGATGTTTGCAGGTGACTTTAGGCAGAGTGACTTTAAATATGATGATGAGCGACAGGGTATTGTCGACTTTATGCGTGTGATAAATAGGGTGAGAGATTTTAGTAGTATTGAATTTAATGAGGATGATATTGTGAGGTCTCAGTTAGTGAAGGACTATATCATATCAAAGCTGAAACATGGAATTTTTACATGAGGACCGATTTGAGGTTCACTCGATAGAAGCAGTTACAACGGATAGTGGCAGACGATACAAAATACCGAATGGTGATATGTATGAGTCTGTCACTACCGCTCTAGGTAATCAACCTGGTAAAAAAGAATCATTGATGGAGTGGCG